TTAACTAAGGAGAAAATTATTATGGGAATTAATATGGATAAAATGCGTGCTCGTATGGAGGCGCTACAAGGAAACGGAAACAATCGAAAGAACAACTTTTGGAAACCACAGGAGGGCGAGCAGACTATTCGCTTAGTAGCTCCGTCAGATGGCGACCCCTTCCGAGATTACTGGTTTCACTATGACGTGGCGGGTGAGCCTGGATTCCTTTCGCCAAAGCGTAATTTTGGTGAGGACTGCCCACTCGATGATTATGTACGTGCTCTATGGCGCGAAGGCTCCGAAGAGTCAAAGCGTGTTGCACGTAAGCTAGGTGCAAAACAGCGTTTCTTTGCCCCGGTCCTTATTCGAGGGCAAGAAGAAGAAGGTGTGAAGGTTTGGGGATTTGGTAAGCGTGCTTACGAGACCCTTCTTGGTCTTGTTCTTAACCCAGAATATGGCGATATTACAGATCCTAGCGAGGGAACTGATTTGGTCATTACTTACTCTAAGCCAGCAGGAGCGTCTTATCCAGAGACTAAGATCACTCCGCGGCGCCGCTCATCCCTCTTACATGAGGATGAAACACAGGCTCGCACTCTTATGGAGTCTGTTCCTGATTTTGATGAGGTCTTTTCAGATGCTCGTCGCTCCACTACACAAGTAGCGGATATTCTAGACCGCTTCCTCAACACTGTTGATGAGGCAGTTTCTAACCAACCAGTAGCGTCTACTGCTGGAACGGTTTCGGATGTCGATAAGGCATTCTCTGAACTATTGGGAAGCTAATAGTTTTTTCTTCAACCGCAGGGGGGCACGGGTTACAGGTGTCCCAAAGGCTACAAGGTGCCTTGTGTAAGTGCTAACGCCTTCAAAACCTTAGTATAACTCATAAGAAAGGAGAAAGTATTATGAGCAATTGTGTAGTTGGCAATGGAAAGTTGCCCCAAGTCGCAGTACTTGGTAAGCCTGGAACTTATGGCAAAGTAGATGTTAACGTTAAGAGCTTAGTTAATCGCACTACGAAGTTGAATGTGATTCGAAAGTATCTTAAGGAGGGTTTTGATTATAACAAATTCACTCCACCCGTTATCGCTGTTTTCCCAAGTGGCCGTGAAGTTTTGCTAGATGGTGATCACCGCAGAGCAATGTTTAAGGTTGCGTTTCCAGGAATGAAGAAGATGCCCTGTTACCGCATCGCCGTAGCTGATGAGAAGGAATACCACCGTCTTTTTATCGCTATTAACTGGTCAAATCGAAAAACTGCAAACAAAGAAGAGGTTTTTGTTCACGAAGTATTGGCTTGTGATCCAAAGGCACTTCAGACAGTTATTGATCTTAAGAAGGTTGGCTTAAGCATCTTCGGCTCTCCAGAGCCACACGGCACTGTTGGCGCTAAGAATTCTCCCAACACTACAGTTGGTGCGTTCCGTAACGCTATGAAACACGGTGTCAATAATGTTTCAAATGCAGTAAAAGTAATTTCCGCTGCTTGGCCTTCTATCACGAAGGTTCAAGGAGAGTTTCTTGAGGCTATTTCTTTGTTATACAGCCTTTATCCAGATCTTTCTAGTGGAAATGTCGTATCTACTGACTTTGAGAGTTATATTAAAACGGTAGTTGGTGTTAATACGATGCCTGCTGCAGCTTCAGATTATAAGACTCGTGGTGGTCGCGTACATCACAAACACGCAGAGTCTATTGCCAAAGGTATTATTGACCATTGGCGAACTTCTAATCTATCTTCTCGCGGCGGCTGTTCTGTGAAGCACAAGCAGAAGAGGATTAACGTAAAGCTTATTGCTGATAAGCTTTTATAGTTTTGGTTTTTTTGGGACACTTTCGGGTGTCCCTTTTTATTTTTATTACGAAAGGAAGGGACAAAATTGCTAGTAAGAGCGATCCATTGTGAAGAGTGTAACACAACCGTTTACTCTAGAACGTCAGAAGACTTAAGAGAATGTAAATGTGGTCGTGTAAGGGTTTACGGTGGCTTTTTAAGCCATTTTAAATATGATATAATGGGCAAGAAGACAAAATATAAAACCATAAAAATGGAAATTGAGGCAACACCTGGTGATCTGTATGATGATTATGAAAATATGGAGGACAGGTTTGGTTTAATAAACAAGAATACAGATAAAGAAACAAAACAAACAACGTATGTTTTTTAGGAGATAATCGTGAAAAAATGGATAAAAGGAGAAGAAGGTTTCGAAATGGCCCTTCAAGATCTAGCATACAGATACAAAGGTCTTGGAGGGGGACCAAATAGCGAGTCCTCAGTTCATGCATCAAAGCAAGACATAAGAGATGGGTTTGCTTGGTTTTGGTCTGATAACAGTGATGTATCTAATTTAATTCAAAGGTCTAAAGATTATATCTTAGAGATTAGAGATCATGGCGACAATGTATCTTTTAAAATTGATAAACGTGGATATCGCGGACCAATATACGCATTTAGACCCGACAGGATGCTAAATGAAAACATAGATGAGGAGGAAAATGAGATTGGCTAAAAATAAACCAGCTGGTCGTCTATCGATGGACCAGATGAGAAAATTAATAAATAAAAAAGCAGGACAAGAAGTCTCTGTAGACTTAGCAGACCCAAATAATCCAACAACGGTAAAACAATGGATTCCAACCGGATCGCGATGGCTCGATAGTATTATCTGTCGTGGTAAATTAGCCGGTATACCAGTGGGTAAAGTTTCAGAGATCGCCGGGTTAGAGGCGAGCGGTAAGTCTTATATGGCTGCCCAAATAGCAGGCAATGCTCAAAAAATGGGTATTGATGTTGTTTACTTTGATTCAGAATCCTCGTTAGACTTTAACTTTTTAGAAAAAGCAGGATGCGATCCATCAAAGATTTTATACGTCCAAGCAACTTCGGTAGAGTTTGTTTTGGAGACAATGGAGGAACTACTCTCTTCTACAGATAGTCAGTTTCTTTTTATCTGGGATAGTTTGGCTCTTACCCCTTCTATTTCCGATGTGGAGGGCGACTTCAACCCACAGTCTAGTATGGCTGTAAAAGCTCGGATTTTAGCAAAGGGTATGTCAAAACTAACTGTTCCCATTGCGAATAGTCAATCGACTTTTCTAGTGCTAAATCAGCTTAAGACAAACATTACTCGTTCACCATCGGAAACGCTTACCACACCATATGTAACACCAGGTGGTAAGGCAATGATCTATTCTTATTCATTGCGAGTATGGCTGACTAGACCAAAAGCAAAAGCTTCTTTTGTAACCGACGACAAAGGCTATCGTATTGGTAATACTGTCAAGGTTAAGCTAGAAAAATCTCGTTTTGGCTCACAAGGACGTCAATGTAAGTTTCAAATCCTTTGGGGTGATCAAGTCGGCGTAGCCGATGAAGAAAGTTGGTTTGATGCTATCCAAGGCTCGGAGCACCTAGACCGCGCTGGGGCTTGGTATGAACTTAAGTTTGAAGATGGCACAAGCGAAAAGTTTCAGTCTGCACGTTGGATTGATAAACTTCAAGACGATAAGTTTAAAGCACGCGTGCTAGAAATAATGGATGAGGAAGTTGTTCGTAAGTTCGACAAACGAACTGGTGATGCTACTGAGTTCTATGAAGAAAGTGCTTGACTTTTAGTTTAATTTAAATTACTATTCTTAAACAATGTTTAAGGAGTTAGATCGTGAGTGAAAGAGTAGTGATTATAGATGGGCTTAATATGTTCCTTAGAAGTTATATTGTAGTCCCACAGATTTCCAAAGAAGGCCAGCCCATTGGTGGAACAACTGGCTTTCTTAAATCTGTACAAAAGCTTTGTCGCGAAATGAAGCCAACACAGATTATTGTTTGTTGGGATGGTCGCGGAGGCTCACGCAAGCGAAAGCAACAAAATAAAAATTATAAAGAAGGACGTGCTCCTATTCGTCTTAATCGTAATTTCAAGGTTCTGACAGAGGACCAGGAAAAAGAAAACAAGATCTGGCAAATGGAGCGTATTTGGAATTACCTTAACAATTTACCAATAATTCAATTAATAGCTGATGAAGTGGAAGCAGATGATTTGATCGCTTACCTTTGTCGCTACTCCTCACTTAAAGATGAAGAAAAGATTATTGTATCAAGTGATAAAGATTTTTATCAGCTACTCGATAACAAAACAATTCTTTATCGCCCCGTGCAAAAAAAACTTTTAACACAAAATGATATTATTAACGAGCATGATATCCATCCAAATAATTTTGCTTTGGCCCGAGCGATCGTTGGGGACAAGTCAGACAATCTAGATGGAGTTCCTGGTATCGGACTAAAAACAGTTGCAAAACGATTTCCGTTCTTTAAAAAAGAGGAAGATGTTTACATCAATGATTTAATAGAGTTTTGTGAAAATCAAGAAAGCAACGCGAAAGCCTTCATCTCTGTAAAAGAGAATAAACCACTTATTAAGTCTAATTATAACTTGATGCAGCTGTATAGTCCTAGTCTTTCGGCACAGACTAAACAGAGTATCGAATGGATTATTGACAATTTTGAGCATACCTTCAATAAAACTCAAACACACAAAATGATGTTAGAGGATGGGATCAATGAGATCAATTGGAATACTATGTTCGAACAGTTCGCAAGGATCCAAAGGGATAAAAAGGAACTTAATAAATGAAGAACTTAAAACCAATTTTTATTGAAAATAGCAAACTACCATATTGGCTATCAAAGATTGCTCCTATTGATGTATGGGCATTCTCTGCTGGACCTTTTGTTGTTTGCCGTGGAGAGTTGAGCGAGAAAACAAGTACTCATGAAACAATCCATTTCATTCAGCAATTAGAAATGCTGTTTATCTTTCAGTGGATATTGTATGGGTTATTTTATGTTATTGGTCGCTTTACAAAGGGAAGTTGGAGAGCAGCGTATTACGGAAACCCATTTGAGGTGGAAGCATATACAAACGACCTGAACCCAGATTATCTGGAGAAAAGGAAGTTTTGGGCTTGGACAAGCTATATAAAAAGCTTATTTAGTCGTCAAAGCTAAAAGCGATATAATTACCTATAGGGGGCAATGCCCCTTATGGGAGTTATACTATTGAAAAAAATATTTATTATCACTTTATTAATCTTATCTTTTGCAGCAACAGCTGCGCCACCAAAAAAATCAAAATTTTATGATTTCGGAGATCAAATGATCGATGGCGAGATTAAAAAACCAACAGGCCAATACATTAATTCTAGAGAGCGAGCAAGGTTTGATAGGCTGTTAAGTTTAAAGAAATCTTTTCTGCCTAAAATGTTTCTCACATCAAAAGAAAAAATATTTAAATAATTTGGGCTTGACATTGCTTTTTAATTAAGTTAAATTATAGTTACTGTATAATACAGGAGGCAGTGGTGCGAAACTTTTTATACGGTTTAGGTTTATTACTGTATATTTTGCTCACCTCTGCATTTGTTCAACCGATTGATTACAGTGAGTCATCAAGTATTTCAGAGACTTCTGAGAAATCAAAAAGTAAAAAGAAAAAGAAAAAAAAGCGTAGACTTAGACGCTAAACTTTTTTACCCTATAACATTCACCACTTAGAAAATAGTTAATATTGAACTTGACTTTTTAAACCACAAAGGTTATATTTATATCCACAAGTCAGCGAGGAATTAATGGACAGTTTAGGAATTTTTGGAAAGAGTTTCCAAGAAAATATGTGTAAGCTTATGCTTTACGATCGGTCTTATTGTGACCAAATGCAAGAAGTTTTAGATGTCAAGTATTTAGAGCTAAAGTATCTGCAAGTTTTCACCGACAAGCTTTTTAATTATAAAAAAGAATATGGTATTCACCCGACAAACGATACTCTTAATTCAGTTTTAAATACAGAGTTAACGGATGAGAATGAAGTAATCCAGAAACAAGTTATGGATTATTTTGTAAAACTTCAAGCGTTTCCAGATATACAAGATAAAGATTATATTATCTCTAAAAGTGTAGATTTTTGCAGAAAGCAAGTTCTTAAAAAGGCCATGATGAAATCAGTGCCACTTCTGAACAAATGTTCGTTTGAAGAAATAGAAAAGCTTATATCAGATGCCTTGCGTTTAGGCATAAGTAACGACCATGGTTATGATTACATTAAAGACTTCGAAGCGCGCTTTGTTGAACGAGCCCGAAATCCAGTATCAACTGGGTGGGCAAAGATAGACAAAATTACCAAGGGAGGTCTAGGTCAAGGAGAACTTGTAGTTGTGGTTGCTCCAACTGGAGCCGGAAAATCTCATGTTCTTGTCCATCTTGGCGCCCAGGCCCTAAAACAAGGTAAAAATGTTGTTCATTTTACGTTAGAATTAGCAGACACAGCAGTTGCTCAACGATATGATGCCTGTCTTACTGGTTTTCAACTTGATGACCTTATAAATCAAAAAGAGGCGGTTTATGAAGAAATCAAAGAAATTGATGGCCAGCTTATTGTAAAAGAATATCCCACTAAGTCTGTATCTCCTGTTACTCTTAAAAATCATCTAGAGAAGATTAGACAAACAGAGATGGAAATTGATATGATCATCGTTGATTACGGTGATTTGCTAAAAAGCTCAACAGTTCGTAAAAATTCTGAGAAAAGACATGAATTAGAATCTATTTATGAAGAACTACGCGGAATTGGTCAAGAGTTCGGTTGTCCGATCGTAACTGCTTCACAAACCAACCGGAAGGGTCTTAACGAAGAAGTAATCACAATGGAGTCAATCGCAGAGGCATTTAATAAATGCTTTGTTGCGGATTTAATTATAAGCCTGTCTAGAACTATTAAAGATAGAAACTGTAATATTGCACGTATCTTTGTGGCTAAAAACAGGAATGGACCTGATGGCATTGTGTATTCTGCGTTCATGGACACATCAAACGTAGCGATAAAAGTATTAGAAAGAGATGATGTTGTCAAGTTACAGCAACAGCAGTTGGCAAAAGAAAAACAAAAAGAATTTTCAAAAGCCAGAGAAGTCTTTAGAAACATGAAAAAATAAGGAGAGAAAGACATATGCCACAAGACATCGCCAACAAGACGCTATCGGACATCACAGTCCACATGAAGTACGCGAAGTACTTACCCGAGAAAGAGAGAAGAGAAGTATGGTCAGAATTAGTAGATCGCAACAAAGCGATGCACGTAAAAAAGTTTCCAGAGATGAAAGAAGAGATAGAGGCAGCATATGGATACGTATATGATAAAAAAGTTTTGCCTTCTATGCGCTCTATGCAGTTTGGCGGTAAGCCCATTGAAGTGGCCCCTAATCGCATTTTTAATTGTGCCTATTTGCCTATCGATGATTGGCGTTCATTTCATGAAATTATGTTTTTACTTCTTGGCGGTACTGGGGTTGGTTATAGCGTACAGTTTCATCATGTGAATAAACTACCAGAAATTACTAGACCATCTGTTAAACGAACACGTCGTCATCTTATTGGTGATAGTATAGAGGGCTGGGCAGACGCTGTAAAGGTTTTGATGAAATCTTACTTTACTGGTGCATCAAAAGTTCGTTTTGATTATAGTGATATACGACCAAAAGGAGCTAGACTAGTAACTTCAGGGGGTAGAGCACCCGGCCCCCAGCCTCTCCGCGAGTGCTTGGTAAAGCTGGAAGGCATCTTGTGTAATAAAGAAACAGGTGATAAACTTACTCCTATTGAAGTTCATGATATGGTTTGTTATATTGCCGATGCTGTTTTGGCCGGTGGAATTCGTCGAGCAGCGCTTATTTCTCTATTCTCCGCAGGAGATGATGAGATGATCTCTGCAAAAAGCGGCCATTGGTGGGAGAAAAACCCTCAACGTGGCCGAGCAAACAATTCTGTTGTCCTTATGCGCCACTTGGTCACGGAAGAATTTTTTAAAGACTTGTGGTTCCGTGTTAAAGCTTCTGGAGCAGGCGAACCAGGTTTTTATTTTTCAAATGATAAGGATTGGGGCACTAATCCTTGTTGCGAGATTGCTCTAAGACCATATCAATTCTGTAATCTTACAGAGATCAATGCCTCTGATGTAGATAGTCAAGAAGAAATTAACGCAAGATCCCGAGCAGCTTCTTTTATTGGAACATTACAAGCTTCTTACACTGATTTTCACTATTTACGGGACGTTTGGCGCAGAACAACTGAAAAAGATGCTCTTGTTGGAGTTTCTATGACCGGCATTGCTTCTGGTAACGTCTTAAAGCTAGACATGAAAGAGGCGGCAAAAGAGGTAAGAAAAGAAAACAAAAGAGTTGCTGATCTCGTGGGTATCAAACCTGCAGCCAGAACAACTTGCGTAAAGCCAGCTGGCACAACAAGCTTGGCTCTTGGAACATCCTCTGGTATTCATGCTTGGCATAACGATTATTACATCCGTCGTTTGCGCGTTGGTAAAAATGAGGCCATTTATAATTACTTATCAATCTATCACCCGGATTTGATAGAAGACGAGTTCTTTAGACCGCACGATACAGCAGTTATCTCTGTGCCACAGAAAGCTCCATTCGACGCTATTACGCGTGATGAAACTGCTATGGATATGCTAGAGAGAGTGAAAAAAGTATCTACAGAGTGGGTTAAAAACGGACATGGCAAAGGTCAAAACACTCACAACGTTTCAGCTACTGTTTCTATTCGTGAAGAAGAGTGGGATACTGTCGGTCAGTGGATGTGGGATAACCGCGCTGTATATAATGGCCTTTCGGTCCTTCCTTACGATGGCGGAACTTACAAGCAGGCACCGTTTGAAGATTGTGACGAGGTAACTTATACTAAGCTGCTAGATACCCTAGAAGACATTGATTTGTCCAAAGTTATTGAGATTGAAGACAATACAGATCTTAAAGGCGAACTCGCTTGTGCTGGAGGCGCCTGCGAAGTTTCCTAAAAAACACTTGACAAAATAATAAAATTTTATTATTATATATCCATGAAGAAATCAATTATTGGTTTGGTGCTCGCACTTGCTCTTGGGTGTGAGATTAGACCTCATCCCTTTTCAAGAGTACAATTTGTCAACCAACCAGCACAACCAGTTGCTGCCTGCGAATATAATTTTTATTATACTGGTCCAAGAAATTATGAATACTGCACGTCGTATGATGAACTTGGCGATTGCGATTGTTATTTAGTCTACGATCCAACCGTTATTGATTACGAATGCTACGTTGAATATTGTTACTACTGGGATACTTGCCAGTGGGAAACCTATGACTACAGTTGTTATTAAGGAGATAAAAATGACACCAAAATTTTTACAAGTTGTTGAAGACGATGTTACAGAAAATGAAACATCAAAAGAAGAGTATATTGTTAATTATCTTAAGTCCATGATTGCTCTTGAAGAAGCGATGGAACCATACAAAGAGCAGAAGAAAGAGTTAAGAACAGAGTTTATTGAAAACGGCTGGCTTACCAAAGAGGACATTTGGTCCGCGGTAAAAGCTCTTCGCATGTATCAAAAATCAGCCGATCTTGATGCTGTGAACGAAATGTTTGATATTATTGAAAAGAAATTTGGACAAAAGGAGCAAGTATGAGTTTAGATCCACGAAATCGTTTTTTATTGTTAGAAGAAGCACCACAACAAACAGAAGAGAACGCCCCGACTATTCTTCTACCAGAAGATTATAATGTAAAAACAAATTCGTTTGGCGTTTATAAAATTAGTCAAATTTCTACTGATTGCACGAAAGTTAGTTTAGAGGACATCGGTAAACTTGTTGTTGTTGAAGATCATATGGTGTCAACAGCGAGTTTAGATCAAGGTGATTTTTTATTAGTTCAAGAAAATCACATTTATGGTGTTTTGGGTTAAACTAAATATCTAACCTATTTAAGTTTATTAATTCTTAACACTAAAACAAAAGGAGAATAATAAATGATAAGTATATTAGTCTTAAGCGTTATCAGCGCTAATAATCCAACTTACGATTATTCTGATATAATGGGCATGGCATACGTATGCAAAAATGCAAAAATAGAGCATATTAATTCAGATATAGTAGAAAAATTAGTTGGAATAGAAGATTTATATTTTGAAAAACATAACATTCCAGAAGATTTGAGGGGTATGCTTCTTGCTGCAGCATGTGTAGAAAGTGGATATAATCCGAAAGCAAAAGGCGATTGGAAAATAACCTTTAAAACAAAAAAACATCCAAGAGCAAAGGGAATACTTCAATTTTGGCAATGGGCTGAAAAAAGATATGCACTTAATCGTTTTGATCCTATTCAATCAGCGCACGTTTGGATGCAACATGTTGTAAACACTCGAAATAAAAACCTTTGCAGAGGCTACAGATTGACAAAGAAACAAAAGTGGCTGGCAGCATGGGCTCAAGCAGTTAGAAGCGCTTCTACAAAAGAGAATAAATTCCGTTGTTTTCAGCGGACTAAACACTGGAAAGAACTTAGAAGATGGAAAAGAATAATAAAATTACATAAAGAAATGCTTAAAAATGAAGAACCAGGGTGTTAATATAACAATAGGTGGAAGCTTACCAGCCCTACAGTGGGCTTATCAACACGGGACTAAGTTGATAATAAATAAGTCTTCATTTCCTCCCTCCTATGAGCCCTCAAGCACTAAACTAGCTTGGGGGCTACTTTATTACAAACTAATGATGGACGGTAAAATAATCGGTGGAGATTATGTAAACGCAGTTCGAATAGATGAAGATGACATTATTGTTGCTTGTAAAAACAATATAATAAACAAGATAACTTATGATAAAGTTACTCTTTTTGATGATGAAAATGTTATAGGCTTACCAGATCAAAAAGAAGAAGTTGATAAATTTATCGTAATAGACACGATGATGGCCGTTTCTTTTGTCTTTAAAGACACGGCTTTTACGCTTAAAACAGGCGATTCTCTGGTAAGTGAAATTCACATTCATAAAGATTACATAAACAGCCCAGCAAAGATAGCAGTTGTTTCAAACTTAAACAAAAAACAGTTGCATGACTTTAATTTTTCTGATACAATGGCTAAGTTCAAGACCGAAACAGTTTTAAAAGGTGCAGGTTTCACGGGAAATTTCATGAAAAGAGATGAAGTTGTTTTAGAGGTTAATGAGCGCATAATTCAGCCCAAAATGAATATATATGAGGAAACAGAAAAAATAAAGTTTATTTATGAATGATCCAGCTTTAACAATAAAAAACAAATTACACATAAATTTAGCAGGCATAGTTCCGGTGGCTGGTCAACCACTTGACTTTAATTTTCCATGGCATGACAGCCTAATGCCTATTGGACACAACTATCTTGCTGTTGAGAAAGCGGTCTTTGATTGTGTAGTTGCAGGTTGTAATACAGTTTGGCTCGTGTGCCCACGAGACATGCAACCTCTTATTCGTTATCGTTTGGGCGATTGGGTTGTGGACCCTGTTCGTTATGACAAAGGGCATACGTTCGGAAGTAGACCAAAAGTCTACGAGGTTCCGATTTATTACACACCAATGCACCCAAAAGACACAGGACGCAGAGACTGCCTTGCTTGGAGTATTATCACAGGCGCCCAATACGCTTGGCACGTAAGTAGAAAAATAAGTCGCTTTGCCCATCCAGACAAGTATTTTGTTTCGTTTCCATACGGTATGTTTTCACCATGGTGGCTAAAAGACCACAGGGCAGCGATAAGAAATACGGACAAAAACTTTTATGTTGAATGTAACAATAAAAACTTTAAGGATGGCAGCTTCTTACCTTTTACTTTCTTTTCAGAAGATTTTTTAGAATGTCGTAAGCATTTTCGAAAAAGTGAAATAAAAGGTTATGATGATAAATTAAACAAGTTAAAAGCGTCTGAAAGTTGGACTGGCCGGTATTTTACTCACGACTTTGTTTTTAGCAAAGTAAACACAGAAGGCGCATCAACTTGTAGCCTGCCTTGGTATTATGATGTCTCTTCTTGGCAGGGACTAAAAGATTGGCTAGGCGGCGAACACAAGCTGGAAAGACCAAAAGACTTTTTAATGTCTTACAATGAATGGAACCCACTAGGAGTTGATATTGAAGAAAGCACTGAAAATAATTAACGAAGCCTTGTATTTTGTAATATTTTATACAGCACTCTTATGCTATACAGCCGCTTATAAAATTCAAAGCTTGTTTACCAGAAAGAAAAACAAATAACTATTTATTATCGTGAAACTTATACTTGAAAACTGGCGTCAATACTTAAAAGAACAGCAAGCAGAACAATCATTGGGAGTGATGGTAAATTTTAACGAAGGTTATGAAATATCCCTTTCTCTTGTTGATTTAAATAAAATAAAAGAACAGCTGGCTAATTCAAATTCTGTTCAAGGTTTTGCACAAAAAATAAAAAATAGAGAAATGTATGATGCATCTATATTGGGATACATAGAGGCACAGTATAATCCAATGAGCGCCAAAGCCGGCGTATCCGGTGGCAATTGTTCTGATACGTATTCAGTTATTAAATCTATTGGCAAAGGTTATGGCGAAATGCTTTACAATGCTCTTCTCGGCTTTGCTGCGACAAAAAATATATACATAGCATCAGATCGAAATACTGTCTCTCCTGGCGCCCAGAAAAGATGGATAAAAATAGATGCTCAAACTGATGATGAAGTTCCTTCAAATCAAGACCCATATAAGGGGATGTTTGATGATTTTCAGAATAAATCAACCTCTCCGACTGATGATGATTGCAAAGTGCATGATGTTGAAGCACTAGATAAAGGCTATAAAGATGAAAAACAGCTTGCATTTTATAATAAATTAAAAGATAATTTAGATAACTTCTTTGTTAAAGAAATACAACCAATGTTCGATGAACCAAGCTTTTTTGGCAAACTATTTGGAAATACACCAGAAAACAGAGCCTTAAAGATAAAAAAACAACTTCTTAAATTGGGAAGAGATAAATTCTATGATTGGCTTTCACCCGTTTACCGTAACCGCGCTACAGGCAACCAGCCTACTGACCCCCAAAAACCGGACCCACCTTTCGAATAGTCGGTCTTGTTATATTGACAATAACAAACATTCTTGCTTTCTTAGGATAACAAAAGACGAACCACAGTTTTCTGTAAAATGGGGAAACAAAATGCTCGTAAAGGAAGCTAATAAACCTTTTTCCATTGAGCATCCACTGCTAAGTAAGTATACTTTCAAAATCACAAACGTTCGGCCTAAACCAAAGCCGATATCTATTTTTGAGTGGCTCAAAACACGTTAAGTTTTCTCTTGACTTTAAACACAAACTATATTAGTATTAGCAAAAATAACTTGGAGAATAAATGTCCGAAAGAACACAAAGTAGTATTCCGTTTGTAGGCTTACACGCTCATAGCGGAACGGGTAGCCCTTTTGATGGACTCGGCTATCCTGGCGAG